GTTCTAACTCAATCTCAAATGAGAATGGAGTTGATTGCAAGAACATTTGCAGAAACTGGTGTAAAAGATTTAGGTATTAAGATATTCGAATTACTTTGCAAGTATCAGCAAAAAGAAAAATTAGTTAGAATCAGAGGTGAGTTTGTTCCTATGACTCCTTTTGAATGGAGAGATAGAGTTAATCTTTCTGTCAAAGTAGGATTAGGTACAGGTTCAAAAGAACAACAACTAATATTATTAAATGCTATATTGCAAAGACAATTACAAGCCATTCAGTTACAACAAAACGTATATGGCCCAGTAGTAAATTTAAAGAACATTTATTCTACATTACAGAAACTTGTTGAGAATGCAGGTCTTGGAAGTGTAGAACCATTCTTTATGGATCCTGAAGTAGGGGCAGCACAGATGCCACAACTTCCACCAAAACCACCAACTGAGTTTGAGAAGGTATCTCTAGCACAAGTTCAAGGTGAGAACCAAAGAGCCATATTAGATTCTGAAGTACAGATGAAAAAACTAGAGTCTGGATTACGTCAGAAACTACTAGATTTTGAGCTTCAAGTTAAAGAAATGGAGCTAAAATATGGTACTAAAATAAATGAGCTTGAAATGAAGAACAGATCTATGATAGAACAACAACAAGTTAGACAATCAGGTGATTTATTTAAAGAGATAATGAAAGGTCAAAAACAATTCTTTAATGGTAAAGGATCTAAACAAACAGATTTCGGAGGGGAAAAAGGCCCAGCTACTGCTGGACGAACCCCTGATGAAAGAGGCGTTTGATTATTTAAAAACTCGTTATCGAGAAGAAATATTCAACACGTCTTACAATGATCACGATCAAAGACAAGTTCTTTGGATGGCCTATAACATGGTCGAGAAAATCAAAGGACATCTTGAGTCTGTGATGAATGAGGGAAAACTAGCTTCCAAAGAGCTAGATCAACTACAGAACCTAACTAAGTAATTAGAGGTTCATTTCGCCAATCTTAATCGAAGCGATCAACTATAGGAGAATCTATGAAAATAGATAAAACAGTACAAGGTGCTGCTGATAAAATATCAGGACTACTGAATCCTCAAGAAGGACAATCAGAACCTGAGAAAACTCAACCAGCTCCACAAGAACAAACAGAGCCAGTAAAGACTGAACCTGTTGCTGAAGAAGTTAGCAAATCCGAGACTGAGGAAGCTAAACCTGAAGCTGAAAGTTCTGAAACACAAACTGAGACGGAACAAACCGAAGAACAAGAAATTCAAAAACCTTCGCTCCACCGAGTAAAAGTACAAGGTCAAGAGCTAGAGGTCAGCTTGGACGAATTGAAATCAGGTTATTCAAGAGACTCAGATTATAGACAAAAGACTCATGCTTTAGCAGAAGAGCGAAGAATGCTTGATGATCAAAAGACAAGTCTTAGTCGAAGTTATGACGGCAAACTTAAAGAATTAACTGATTTGATAGGTGCTGCCGAGTCGTATATCGGTCAATCTTCTAAGGAAGATCTTCAAAAAATGTATGAAGAAGATCCAACACAAGCTGCTAAGATAGATTTTCAACAGCGACAGCAAAGAGAATCTTTTAACAAACTTAAGCAACAAGCTGAAGTAGTTAAACTACAACAGTACAATCAATACTTAGATGAACAAAAAAGACTCGCTGCAACAAAGATTCCAGAATATAGCGATCCAGTCAAGGGAGTTACATTCAAAAATCAGATGAAGCAATCTTTATCTGAATATGGATTTAACGATCAAGAAATAGGTTCGTTAGCAGATCATAGATTCCTAATGGTTCTAAGAGATGCAATGGAATATAGAAATCTTAAGAGCAAACCAGTTACTAATAAAAAAGTAACTACAGCTCCAAAGGTTGTTAAATCAGGAACTCCAAAAATGGAGGATTCTAAACGTGCTGCTGTTAAACAAAAAATTGGTAGATTGAGAAGATCAGGTAAAATCAATGATGCTCAGTCTGCTATTCTTGAAATAATCGGAAAAAAATAAGGATAAAACATGGCACAACCAACAAACACATTTGATACTTATGATGCAATAGGTATCAGAGAAGATTTGCAAGATGTTATTTATTCTATCGCTCCAACTGAAACTCCTTTCATGAGTGCAGCTGCGAGAGAGCAGATTAAAAACACATTGCATGAGTGGCAAACGGATTCTTTAGCTTCAGCTTCAACATCGAATGCTGTTATTGAAGGAGACGATGCTACATTAGACGCATCAACTGCGACTTCTAGAATTGGTAACTTTACACAGATCATGGATAAGACTGTTGTAATTACTGGTACACAAGAAGCTGTAGACAAAGCTGGTAGAGCAAGTGAACTTGCATACCAAATAGCAAAAAAATCCAAAGAGTTAAAAAGAGACATTGAGTCTACTTTATTAACTAACCAAGCAAGAGCAGCTGGTAATTCATCAACTGCTAGAAAGTTTGGTTCAATCGGTGCTTGGATTGCTACGAATGACAACCTTGCTGCTGATGGAACTTCTCCAACAGCTTCTGATGGTTCTGACGCTAGAAACGATGGAACACAAAGAGCTTTAACAGAAGATAAACTAAAAGAAGTTATTAAAGGTTGTTGGAACTCAGGTGGTAACCCATCTGTAATCATGGTAGGGCCTTTCAATAAACAGAAAATCTCAGGATTTACTGGAAACTCTACTAGATTCGATGCTTCTGAAGATAAGACTTTATACACATCAATAGACGTGTATTCTTCTGACTTCGGTGATCTTGAAGTAGTACCTAACAGATTCTCTAGAGAAAGAGATTGTTTAGTATTAGATATGGATTACTGGGCAGTTGGGTTCTTAAGAGACTTCACAATGCATGAACTTTCAAAAACTGGTGACTCAGAGAAAAGACAGCTTTTAGCTGAACTTACTATGATCTCTAGAAATGAAGGTGCTTCAGGTGGAGTATTCGACTTAACAACATCATAATCTATAAATGTATAGGGGAGTAACCTCAAACTACTCCCCTTGCATCAATCTGTAATATGAAGTATTAAGAGGTCAATAATACGGAACATATAAAGGAGAAAAAATGAGAACATTAAACGACTATTTTTTAACTGCTGAGATCGAAGATATTAGTACAGCATCTTCTACATTTGTTGCAGTACCTGATGGTGGTAAAATAATTAAAATTATTACTGCTTTACAAGGTGCTATATCAGGTGGAAACGCTGCATTATCTTTTGAAATCGGTGGTACAGCTGTAACTGGTGGTGGCATAACTGTTGCCCATTCAGGATCAGCAGCTGGAACTGTAGATTCGTCAGTACCTACTGCTGCTAACAGAGTAGAAGAAGATGGTACTATCGAAATGATTACAGACGGAGGCTCTACTGGAGCTAAAAAATGTCTTGTTACATTTGTAATAAGAAGATAATAAATTAAGGGGAGAGCAATCTCCCCTAACAACTAATATAATAAAAGGAAACAATGGCACACAATCACGCATTAAAAATAGTAAGTCATGAAAAAGTAAGTTCTAGTGGAACATCTGCACAAAGTGCAGCTTTTGCTGCTAGTATTTATTTTGTTAGAATAGTATCTGATGTAGATTGCTTTATTGAATTTGGAGGCAACCCAACAGCTACAACAAGCAAAGTATTCTTACCTGCAAAAGATGTAGAATATTTTAAAGTTTCTCCAGGTGAGAAAGTAGCAGTTATTCTTGCATCAGGAACAGGAAATTTACACGTATCACAACTATCTGAATAATGTCTATCTTACGAGGTAAGGATGCAGACGGAACTAAATATTTCGTTGATCCTGATGGTAAACTTACAATAAAATCTACACAAGACGTAAATCCTATTCTGCAAAAGAATAAAAGATTATACAACATGAATGATGGTTATTCTAAAAGTAAAGACCTCAAACGTGTAGCTAGTATACCAAGCCTTGTATTACAGATTTGGGCCAAAGAATATAACGGATCTAATAATTGGTTTTCAATACCATTAATAGAAAGAAGAAGAATTTTAAAATTAAAACTTAATAGTAACGAGTATCGTTATTTTAGAACAGCATCAGGAAAATTATAATGGCATTATCAACATACACAGAATTAAAAGCATCTATAGCAAACTTCTTAAATAGAAGTGATTTGACTACAGAAATACAAGATGACTTTATAAAACTAACTGAAGCTGATTTTAACTCCAAGTTAAGAATAAGACAGATGGAGCAAAATGATGATATTACAATAAATGCTGAGACAGTAACTGTACCAACAGGATTTATTGCAGTACGATCATTTCATATATTATCAGGTGATACTAAATATCACTTAGAATATATAACACCAGGAAACTTATTTGAAATCAAAGGAGGATCTACATCAGGTATGCCAAGAACATACTCGATAGAGTCTGATAATGGAACAGAAAGTTTTAGATTTGCACCATCGCCTGACACGAGTTATACAGGTAAGTTACAATATTACAAAGCTTTTACTGCTTTGTCTGATAGTAATACCTCTAATTATATTTTGGCAAGTCATCCTGCTATCTACCTTTATGGGTCGTTATATCATGCTAGTAATTTTATCGGTGGCATCGACCCTAATCAAACGCAACAATGGTTAGGTATGTATTCAGCAGCTATGGAAAGATGCGAAAACAACGATAGACAAGATTCATATGGATCTGCACCTGTTGTACAAAGAACAGATGTAAGCACAGATCTTTCATTCTATAGGAGAAAATAATGCAAATACCTTTTGGAGAATGGTTACCTGATCAACCTAAACATTTGAATCCAGGTGCTAATGTAGCAACAAATGTATATTACGCATTAAATTCTTATAAAAGATTTCCTTCATTGGTAAGCTATAGTTCCAATAATATTGGAGCTGATGCCAGAGGTGGTGGTTCTTTTAGAGATAACTCAGGTAATGTATTTAACTTTGTTGCAAAGAATACAGATATATTTCAATTAGCTAGTGGTACATTTACTTCTAGAAAATCTTCTCTTACAGGAACAGATGAAGATTATTTTACATTTACACAGTTTGGTAATCATATTGTAGCAAGTAATGGTGTAGATGCTCCTCAATATTATTTAATGGGAACATCAACTAACTTTGCTGCTTTATCAACAATAGCTACATCAGGTACTGTTCCTACATTCAAAGTATCAGGAGTTATTAGGGATTTTTTAGTTACAGGTAATCAACCTACAAATCAAAATAGAATACAATGGTCAGGTATTAATGATATTGGTACTTGGCAATCAGGAACTAAACAAGCTGATCAACAAGATCTACCAGGTTCAGGTGGTGAAATTGTACATATAACTTCAGGTGAATATGGATATGTATTTAGACAAAATCAGATTATCCGTATGGACTATGTAGGTGGTGCAACAGTATTTAGATTATCAGTTATATCTCCTAACAGAGGAGCTGTTTATGGTAAGACTGTAACACAAGATAATAGACGAGTTTTCTTTTATGCTGATGATGGATTCTTTGAAATACAAGGAGATAATGTCATTGATATAGGGGCAGAAAAAGTTAATAGATTTTTTGATTTAGATTTAAACAAAGCATTTTCTGATAGAATATGTGCAGCTGTAGATCCATTTAATCAATTAGCTATGTGGTTATATCCATCAGCACAAAATCAAGCAAATACAACAGGTATTTGTGATAGAATTTTAATATATAACTATGCTACTAAAAAATGGTCTTTAGCAGATACAAGTTCTAGTTTTATATTTAGTCAGTTTGTAGGAGCTTATACAGTAGAGCTTATGAATACTATCTCAGAAAATCTAGAAGATATTAATATTGCACTAGATACTGATTTTTGGAATGGTGGACAAAGGTTTTTAGGAGCTATAAATAACTCTTACGAAGCTGCAATTTTTAGTGGAACTCAGAATGTTTCTGAAATAGA